AGCCGCGCGGCGTGGCGATCTTGAGGGCGAGGATATCGCCCGCCTCGATCATTTCCCGGACGGCGAGGGCCAGCAGCCCGTGGAAATCGGTGTGGCCATAGTAGTCGCAGCTGCCTGCGAACGAACGCCACAGCGCATCCACCCGCTTGTTCAGCGCCTTGTTGCCGCTGGCCGCGCGGGGCCGGATGCCAGGCCCGACGATATTGTTCACCAGCACCTGCACCGCCTGCGCGGCCAGGGCGTTGTTCCGGACCAGATCGCGCGACCGGTCGCGCAGCACCGGTCCCGCGACGGCGATCTCCGCATCCGCCGAGGCATTGCTGCCGCGCCACCCTTCGGTGACCCGGGTCTTGCCGCCCGCCTCATAGCCCCGCCGCAGATTGGCAATCGCCACCTTCGCCGCATAGCGGGCGGCTGCCCGGCGTGGGGCAAGGATCGCAAGGCCCGCATCCAGCATTCCCCAGGGCACGCCGTCCGGCCCGTTCGTATTGACGCCCATCATCCCCTCCGGAACGTCGCAAAGCGCCCGACCGGCGCGGGCTGCCCGGCACTGCTCGCGGCCAGTTCCGCCGCGACGATCCGGATGCGGCGAAGAAGATCGTCGCCGGTCGGATAGGTGACCTCCTTGCCGTCCGAAAACCGCACCCGCAGCGTCCCGCTGGCATAGGCCGCCTTCAGGGCGTCGAGATCGGCTTGCGTGAAGGCCATGTCAGAACCATTTCTTTCTGCTGCCCATCCACGGAGTGGCGGGCCGTTGCGGGGCCGTCGGGGGCGCGGGCCGGTTGGGTTGCCCCGCCGGGGGCACGTCCTTTGGGCCAGTTTCGGAAGCCAGCTGGTTCTCCAGCCCCTGCCAGCGATGTTCGTCCCAGCGGTCGATCCCCATCAGCCACGCGGCGGCCCGGGCATAGACCCGGCAATCCAGCGCTTCGTTGCGCTCGCGGGTCTGCTGCCATTCCAGCCGTTGAAACCCGGCGCGGGTCTTGCTGCTGACCAGTTGCTCGGCGGTCGCCTGCTTCATCCATTCGGCTGTGGTGCCGCGTGGGATGTGCACGAAGCCCGCGGGCCAGTCGCCACCTGCCGCCAGGTCTTCCTCGGTCGGGGCCGAAAGGCGCAGGAAGCGGTACCATTCTGCCTTGAACACGGCACCCGCCACCTTCCACAACTGGACGCCCCGGCGCAGCTTGCGACCGCCCTCCGTCACTTCGACGTAGGTCGGCCCGTCCACCGGCATCGACCGGTCGAACCCGCCCACGCCCTTGACCGCGATCACCTGCTGGCGGCCGGATTTGCGGACCCAGGCATAGACGGCATCCGTCGTCACCCCGTCGCCGGTGTCGATGGCCAGCCGCGCGAGGCCCATCCGCCCTCCAGTGGCGCAGCCCCAGGTCGCCCCGAGGAATTCGCTGAGATCAGCCCAGACCTCGGGCCGGGCCGTGTCGCCCTCGAGGACAACGTGATCGACGAGCCAGGACCGCAGGTTCCGCCCCCAGCCCCAGACATCGATCTCGATCCGGTCGCGCTGCACGTCGGCCCCGGCGGTCAGCACCAGCGCCCCCGGCTGAACGTGTCCCAGCTGCCAAACCTCGCGCCGTTCATAGAGCCGCTGCCAGTCCGGTGCTTCGCCCTTCTCGGCCCAGGTCTCGCCGAGGATTGTGTTCTTCAGCGTCTTCATCGACGCGTCATTGCCCTGCGCGCCTTCCCAGCTGCGCGCGATCTCCTCCCAGGACAGCCACCCGAGCGGCGAATAAAGCCCGGAGATATGGAAGCCGATCACGCCGCCCGACCGCGCTGCGGCGATCACATCCGGTGCGGCGGTCGCGCGCCATTCCGCGCCGTTCGCCTCATCCATCATCGCCGTCTTGTGCCGCTCGGCGATCGGCTCCTCGCAATGCTCGCAGACATAGCGGGCCGTTTCCGGGCGGCCGGCCGCCCAGCGCAGGCGCTCGAACTGCAGCCATTGCAGCCCGCCGCAATGCGGGCAGGGGACGTGATAGCGCTGCTGGTCGGACAATTCATACTCCCGTTCGATGCGGCTCAGGCCCTTGATCGTCGGGGTCGAGGCCAGGAAGGTCTTGCTGCGGTGGCCGAAGGAGAGGGTGCGGGCATCCGCGAGCGCGATGGGATCGCCCTCGCCATCGACATCGCCCGGATAGGCGTCGACCTCGTCCAGAAACACCCAGCGGGCGGGCATGGATCGCAGGCCGACGGCGGCATTTGCGCCGGTCAGCAGCAACTGCCCGCCCGGGAAGCGCTTTCCCAGAATGGTGTTGCCAGAGTCGCGCGACCGCGACGCCATCACCAGTGCGCGGAGATCCGGGCTTTCCTCGATCAGCGGGTCGATCCGCTGCTGCGAGAGACGCTTGGCCAGTTCCACGGTGGGCTGCACGGCCAGGAAGGGCCCCGGCGCGCGGTGGATGCAGAAGCCGATCCAGTTGTTCCCGGCCTCGGTCGCGCCCACCTGCGCCGCCTTCATGAAGACCACCCGCTGCAGCGGGTTGCGCGGCGACAGCGCATCCATGATCCCACGCATGTAGGGTGTGCGGCTGGTCCGATACGGCCCGGCCTCCGAGGCCGAGCGCGACGACAGCACCCGATGCCGGTCCGCCCATTGCGACACCGTCAGGGACGGATCGGGCGCAAGACCTGCCAGCCAGCTGCGGCGGATGTCGTCCGCACCCTCGAACGCCTCAGCGGAACTCAAGCTTCACCTCCGCCATTTCGGCCAGATGGGCGCGCAGCACCCGGTCCAGCACCAGTTCCATCCGATGCGCCTCCACGCCCAGTTCCGCCGCCATGTTGGCGGCCACCCGTGGCGGCAGGTTCAGCCAGCTGTCGCGCTCGCGCCGGGCCAGATCGAAGACCGCCGCTACCGCCCGATTGCGGTCGACCAGATCGCCCTTCATCTTCTGCAGTCGGACCTTGGCGGTCTGCGCCTTGATCACCTCGTTCGCCATCCGGGCGCGCAGGAAGGAGACTTGACCGCCTTCGGCCTCGCCCTCCGCCGCCTCGCCCGGTGCCCCGGCCTCCGACAAGGTCTCGTTGACCGCCGTGATCGCCGCCCGCGGCACCGGCTTCATGCCGATTGCCGCCTTCGCCGCCGCCGTGCTGCGCGCGCTGTCGGCCCCCAACTGTCGGGCATGGACCCCGCGCTGCTTCGCCGGATCGGTGGCCGCATCCCATTGCCGGTCGGCCTTCACCGCATCGATCGTGCCGTCCGCCTCCGCCGTGATCCGCCCGGTCGCCAGGGCCTTTGCGACCGCCGTGTGGCTGACCCCGCGATGGGCGGCGTACTGGCGGTTCGAGAGCCCCATCCCTGTCTTTTCTCCAACTATCTCAGCGTGTTGCAGTTGCTCTTTGCGGTCGTCTCCCCAGTGTCAGGTGCATTCGCAGCCCTGAAAGGACCGGACCATGAAGACCAGCGCACTGACCAGCCACGAGGCCTTCTGCCTCGCCAAAGCCGACCATTTCGTCGCCGTCCGGGGCCGCACGCCCCGCGACCGCAGCCGCGAAACCTTCGCCACCCTCGCGCTGGCTGAGGCCTTCGCCGCCACCTTCGGCGACCGCCGCACGATGGTCTACGCGGTGACCGCCGAAGGCCGCTCCGCCCATATCAAGAACGCCTGAAAGGAACCCAAGCGATGACGAACCTCTCCGCCTCCGACCTCACCAAGCTGACCGTCCTGATCGACGGGCAACCGCGCGGACGCTTGGCAACCACCGCGAAGACCGTCGAGCGGCTCCGCAAGACCCTTGCCGAAGTGATCGGCGATGCCGCAGCCACGGTGATCGACCGAGCGATGGTCTGCGAAACCTACGGCGGGGCCGAGGCGATCATTCAAAGCGCCTTGCCGCAGCGGGCACCGCGCGATCCCGCCCTCGCGGCTGCAATTGACGCCGAGCTTGCTCCGGTCGCCGCGCCTGCCGCCGATCCGATCCAGCCGCCTGTGACGGTCGACATCGCCGATCTGACCGCGACCAGCCATCCGATCGCCGCAGCGAATGCGGCCTCGTGGCCGAAAGGCCCGAAGCGCCGCACCAACGCCACCGCCGCCTTGGAATCCGCCAAGAGCGGCAACCTGCCGACGCCGCCGGACTTCTCCGCTGCCACCCACGCCCGCTTTCGCGGCAAGCTGGAAGGGCTGATTGCCCTTGCCGGGCGCGGCGACATCGAGGGTCTGCGCGCGGTCGCGATCAATCCGGTCTCGTCGAGCCCCAAGGCCCTCGCGCGCTACCGCGACCTCTGCATCGCCGCCCTTGAAGCCCGCAAGGAGGTCTGATGGCCAGCGGCTACGAGAAGCACGCCTGCGGCGTCGATCCGAACACCGGCTGGGGCAAGCCCCGGCCGGTGGCCTCCGTCTTGCTCACATGCGCGGCGGTGGTCCTCGCGGTGATCCTCTGGGGCGCAAAACTCTGGGGGCTCTGGGCGATGATCGTGACCTGCCTCCGCTGACGCCCCGTCAGGGCCTTGGCAGCGGTGCCACGTTCCAGAACAGCACCTTGCCGGGTCCGCGCATCGCGACGCAGAATTCCCAAGCTTTCGCGTCATAGTGCGGATCGGACGGAAAGGGCGCGCCGATTGCGGCCCGCTCGCCGAACTTCCTCGGATGGACGTGGATCTTCGCGCCGGCTACCTCGCGGGGCGACAGTTCGCGCCCGATCTCGACGACATGCCGCCGGGCCTTCGGCCATGCCAGCGCCAGCCCGCGCGCAAGAACGCCCGATCCGGCGGCGCACCACACCTCGTCCGGAGCCTCGCCCGTCATCAGCGCCGCTGCCGCGATGGCCTCGGTCGCCCCCGGAAGGTCCGCGCCGAACGGGATCAGGAAGGAGGCCCCGGTATCCCGGCAGTAAGCCTTCGCCCGCGCCTGAACCACGGTCAGATATCCGGGTGCCACCGGCACGACCTTGGCGCCGAGGCGCGCGGCTTCCAAGGTTCGCGCATGTGGCTTAGCC